CCTATGGCCATAGCTCACGATTCTCTAGTCTTCTAAGTGAAGACATGCCAAAAGAATTAGTTAATTTAATCTTTTCAGGGGGCGGATGGGATGAAGACCTGAAGGACTTCTATCAGTTTATTCAAATTCAACGTTACATGCCGGGCGATTATATTGCACCACACCAAGACAAGTATGCAATTAAAAAATTGCATCTCGTATGCCTTACCACAAGTCAAAGTAACGGATTCTACGTCTTTGAGGACGATCGTTTGCACCGCATAGACGACGAAGCGGGTGCAAAAATCGAATTTGAATACGACGCCGTGCACTTTGTACCCACTTGCAATTATGAAAGATATTCATTAGTTATAGCCGAATAAAGATTATGGATAATAACTTATACGCCCTTTTCAATAAAACAAATAAAAAATTTGTATGCTTTTCTATTGGTAGTGAAAATTTGCCACCCGGCTCATTATATCGAAAGATTGAAATAGAGGGAGGCTTTAATCTAGACGCATACGAATGGATAGGAGATTATGATGATGGCCAATTTGTAGACAAAAGCCAACAGCCGTTTAAGATATCGGAAGTCGATTTGCAAAAGCAAATGTATGATGTCTTTTTCCGAAAATTCGAACCAGTATACGTATTGATGAATATTATCAACACCTTACTGATCCAATACGAAAAAGACCAATTGCCTTGGGTGGATGAGCCAATGGAAGAAATGTTGCAATTTTACCGAAAGCTCCTTATTAGAACAGAAACGGATGCTAAGTTTTACCAGAATTCAAAATTCCATACATATGTAACTAAGCAGCAGATAGAGGATGACTTCCAGTCTCGTTTGGAGAACTGATGAAAAAATACGCACAATTCAAACAAGGAGTATATAAACCACTTAACAGGGCGAAGTGCACAAACTCTGGTAATATTATCTACCGTAGTTTTCTGGAAAGAAAATTTATGATCTGGTGTGATAAGAACGCCAATGTCATTGAATGGGGCTCTGAGAATGTGATAGTCCCGTACGTTTCTCCTATTGATAATGCAGTTCATCGTTATATCGTCGATATGTACGTTAAAGTCCGCGAACGCGATAAGATCTGCAAATACCTCATTGAAATCAAGCCTTATAAGCAAACCATTCAGCCTACTATTACTAAAAAGAAAAAAGAATCAACTATCATTCATGAGCATGCAACATGGGTGGTAAACAATGCCAAATGGGAAGCAGCAAAAGGCTTTGCAAACAAGTACGGCATGAAATTTATTATCATCACAGATAAAGATTTGGATAATACGTGTAAGTAATTTTACATGTCCAAGAAAAAGCGACTTCGGCACCCCGAAGAAACTGATGAGCTTGCCAGAGTATATTTTGGCAGGGAAATTGACGGTCTAAATTTTAAAATCTATTGCAAATTTGATTTCAACGAAACACACAAAAGATTTTTACAGCTATTAGACGATGTAGACACAAAAATGGTCATGGTAGATGGCCCCGCTGGATCAGGTAAAACATATCTATCTGTTCTTGCAGGACTAAAGCACCTATCACAGAGACACTTCGAAAAAATTGTATATATTCGAAGCATAGCAGAATCCGCAGCGAAAAGTATTGGATCATTGCCTGGTGAATTGGATGAAAAATTCAAACCATGGTCAATTCCGTTAATGGAAAAATTATCAGAGCTAATTGATCGCACTACTATCGCAAATTTAATGGAAGACAATAGAATCGAGTGTGTTCCTGTTAACTTTGTAAGAGGCATGACATTCCACGATAGCTTTGTCATTATTGACGAAGCTCAGAATCTTGACTTCAAAGAATTGACCAGTTGTTTAACACGATTTGGTAACAACACTCAATATGTTGTTATTGGAGATGCCAAGCAAGCCGACATCGGCGAGCGTTCTGGATTTACACGTGCTACAAAGGCTTTTGCTGATGTTGAATGTATCGAAAACGGTATTTATTCGTTCAAATTTACTGAGGATGATATTGTTCGTTCTGCAATCCTTAAACTCATAGCACGCAAGCTAGGAGCTGTATAATAACGCAATGATGGCACGATAACCTAGCTAAAGTTATCGTGCCATCCTATAGTTATCGTTCTGTATTATTTGTCGTATTTCACTTTATAGTGAGATACTAGCATTTCATAGAATCTTTCATTTGGGTTTGCGATAGACTGGCCTGCGTGTTCGTATTTGGTTCTTGAATGTGGTTTATACAAATAAGATAGCCATTGATATCCTAAACACTCTTCGCAGAACTTTGCAATCGCGCATGAATTATACTCGCCACTATGGCAGTCGATAATAATATTTTTCTTTGCATTTGCAATAAAATTGATAATTGCATCAACACATTGCAGTTCATGAGAGTCTTCTTTTAGCACCACAGACAGTTTAGGATACTGATCCAATATATTGTTTGCGGTAATTGTATCAAGTGTAGCATCTTGGATAGATATCCATGAATAATTAATAACATTCAGGCTCCACTTTTCGGCTACCTTTCTTGATATGTTTAGTACCTTTGGAGGCGGCTTGATCATGTGTCATTTTAAAGTATTGCGGTCTAAAGAAAGATCGTAATTTTTATCACACAGCAATGAATTTTTTAAGTCATCTCCATTAATTTCGAATTCTTTTTTATTATCCTCAACGAAAACTAACATATTGCCTTTTTCTTTTTTGCGAACGTAGCTATATATTGTCTTTTTATTGTCTTTTCGGATTGAAAGATAGTATTTTGGAGATTTCATTACAGGGCGATTTTCTTTAAACGGGACTTATCAATAGTACTATTCCGACTACCGATTTGGTATGTAGTAAGATTTTGTTCCTGTGGAGCTGATTGTGATAGAGTTGGGTCGAGATATTCGACTAACCAAGAACCGATTGGATTTTTCTTGCTAGCAAAAATCTTTTCATAGCCCAAACTCGAAAGTCGGTTATTCGCCAACCATTCGATATATTGGTGTACATTCTCCTCATTGAATCCAATCAAACTGCCCTTTGAGAACAAATAGCTAGCCCAATCCTTTTCACATTGAACTGCCGTTTTATACATCTCATAAACCAAGTCAGTATTCTTTTCTACTAGGTCTTGGAAACCTTCATCTGGATTGGTCTTCCAAAGCTTGATGATGTTTTGCGTAATTGCAACGTGAAGCGATTCATCTTTATTGATCAGGCGAATAATTTTCGCCATTTGAGGTGCCTTTCCTTGTTTGCCAAACCAGAAGGAGAACAGGAACGATACATGAAAATTAAGTCCTTCTGCAATCTGCGTTGACAAAACAGTCTTAAAGATTTGCTCTTGAACATTTCTATCCGAATCTTTGGTGCCTAAAAGATCATCAAATGCTTTAGTTACTTCGACAGATCTCTTATTGATTTCTTCATTGACTACGATTGAGTCAAAAAATTCCTCTGGCTTCTTGGTAAGGCCTTTAAGCGCATGCGTATAAGATTCACTATGAAGAACTTCACAGAATTGCCAATACGAACAGGCTGCTTCCAATTCAGGTAGCGTAATGTATTTGGTAATTTCATTAATGCCTCTGCTCAGCACTGAGTCTGTTGCCGTTTGCCACATTAGATTATTCTCAAAGATCCATTTCTCTGTAGCACTCATTGTGTCAATTTTCGACGCTTCGCCAGAAAAATCAATCTCCTCTGGATTCCAGAATGCAGACTTTTGATCTTGATATAAATCATAAAATTTCTTATACTTGAAAACATCGAACCGTTGTAGGTTGAGTTCAGGTCCTAAGAACATTTTACGTTCATGTGGTGGAATATTAGATTTGTTGTATACGCTTTTCATAGTGAGCAAAATCCGGTAGCACATCCAGAATCGTCCGAAGACTCGGCTTTTTCTGATGTATCATTTTCTGAGACTTCTTCCGCAGCAAGACTTGTGTCTGCTGAGACTATTTGTTTGTTCTTCGCATAATAAAGAGTCTTCAGACCGTATTTGTATGATAAAAGAATATCATACGCAACGTCTGTAGTTTCAAGTTTATTATTCTCATAATTGCCGTAGTTGTAGTAATGATTGGTACTAGCGGCCATGCACAGCCATTTCGTAATAGCTGCAGCACATTTGATAATTCCTTCATTTGTACAATCATACGCCGATTTATAATACTTACCGTATTTCTTTGCACCTGGTGCAATCCATGCCGCACTTCCTTGACGATCATCTTTGAATTGGAAGAGACTGACAATTGGTTCCATACCATTAGTCGAATTCTGGGTTAAAGAACTATTGTGCGATATAATCTTGCTTTTTCCCGAGTCGATTACATAAGAATGGACATTTGGAGATTCTACGTCGTACGTTGGACAAATTTCGTTAGATTTTGTTATTCTGTTGATTTTCATATTCGTTATATATTTTATACAATTCGTCAATACTGATGCTTGACTTGCTTTGTTTTGAACAATTTTTTGATCTCTCTAAAATTTCTAAATTGACAACAGACCCAATCACTCTCGGTGATATGTCGTTTATATA